CGTTCTATTGAAAACAGGAGTTGTTGCGCCTATCCCTTATTACATTTCGTGTTTAGATATGTGGCAATTTTTACCCCTTATCCTTGTCCAGTTTTTTGCGCAATAAACTTGACATCTGCCTTCAGCTTCTCAATGTATAGCGTGGCATCCATCAACTCCTCAAGCAAATGGTTTATCCACTGGTCAAGCGTTAGGTCTTCTCGGTCTAATGTTGTTCCGTATTTCTTTAGTCCTGTTGCCGAGCGTTCAGCATACTTAGCCATCACGCTTAAAACTACTTGGTCTTTTACTTCTTGGTTCATTGTTCTTCGTTTAATTTTTCAGCTAATAATTTAGATTCCATAAATCCAGCTAAGACACCCAAAGCCATTGTTACACCCAATTCATCTTGCGTCTCAATAAATTTATTTGTTCTTTCTATTTTTTCTTCTAATTGTTCAATTAGTTTTTCTATAGGTGTCATAGCATTTCCATTAAGGCATTGTAATACAATCGGCAGTCTTCAATCTTTGATTTTATCTGCTCAATTACTTGTTCGTCTTTTTGTACATAAAATACTTTGACTCTTCGGTTTTTAGGAATGTGTGAAAACTGATGCTTACTCTCTACCTCTTCACGCAAATCAATATCCTCGTCAATCTTGTGTAGCTTCCAATGCGCACGTCTGATTTCGTCCTCTACCATTTCGATAGGAGTATCAACAAGGCAGTAACAAAGCATTGATTCCGTCTTATTTGTCAACCATAAATATCCTTGAAGTTGAAAAAAATAGTCTTTGTTAGGAATTTCAGTCTCAAAGAAAGGAAAAGTTGTAGCATCCCAAGAGCTTTTAACGTCAAGCAATACATCTTCCGTGTTTACGTCAGGTGTGCCAGTGATAAAATCGTTCTCAAAATACTCCTCATTCTTGTAGATAAAATTGAGTTCTAATACATCATTTACTAACGAGATAGACTCATCTTCAACTGCGTTGCCTTTGTCCGTGTAACGGCTTGAAAACTCCTTCTTGATGCCGTATTTATGCTCAAGAACTAACTCGTGAATATAAGTTTTAGCAGTTTGGCTTAGTAGTTCGCTTTTAGAGCGAGGTGTAGCCATCAGTTTCCCGATGGCAGAACACCTAATTTTGAGAGCCTTCATAGTGCGTTAAGCATATCCGTTTGACCTTCAGTTAATGCAAACGATGCTTCGAGCTTCTCACGAGTGTATTCACCTTTGGCAATGGCTTGTACTGCTGCGCTGAATCGCTTTTGGTCTATGGCAGGTAGTTTCTTCTCGGTTTTAACTTGTTCACCTGCACCATCGGTATCTTTATCCGTCACTAAAGCAAGCGCAGCCGAGATGGCATACCTGCGGTAGTAGGTCACACCGCTGCCGAAGGACTGAAAATCATTCATACCTTTCAACTGAACGTAAGGGATAGCAACAAGACTTTCGATGTGTTCGCCTGTTTCGATGTGAAATACCATCGTAGCAATGTAGTTGACATCGTCTTTGGTGTGTAGTGTTTGAGTGAATCCAAGTCCGTGTTTTTTCAGCAGCGGATTGATTACTTCAAAGATTTTAGGCAAGTCAGCGTAAGAGTAGCCGTAGCCTTGTGTTGCCTTGTGGATTACTGGCACTTCTTGTTGGAACGATGCCAACGATTTAAATAAATTCTTCATAGCGTATAATATTAATTTAAACAAAGATAGATTATATTCTGATATAAACAACACCCAAGTAAAAAAAAGTTAAATATTTTTTATCAAATCTTCCATCGGCAGCAGGATTCCCTTACTCGTATTAGAATCTCCGCCTAAAATATCTCGTGAAGTACCTACATATTTTCTGCACATCTGCTTCAATTCGCTCGTTTCTATCAAAATACTCCGTGTTTTACTAAACCAATACACCCACCATTTAGCTTGTGTTGTACTGATTCCGCTTTTCTTACCTCTGCTCTCGTATTCGACAAATAGATTTCCAGTATCATAGCACTTAAAATCACGTTTAACTTCGATTGTAGACGCTATTACCTCGCTTAACAAGGTTTCATACTCCTGACCTATTTTAAGGTCGTAACGGAAGTCACTATTGTATTCCATTTTTAATCTTGTTTTTGTAGGTTTTGATTATTTCTTTCAGTTCTTCTTTTGTAAACTTCCGTGTTACCCTTGCTATTGCCTCAAGTTTATCGAATCTTTCCTGCCCTATTTTGTTTATTAGGTTGGCTCTATACTCAATTAGGTTGCCTGATAGGAAACTATTGCACCTCTCGCATTGTAAGTGTACGTTATCCTCGTCAAATCTTACGTTCCAATGATTGTTAGCGTTGAAAAAATGCCCTGCGTTTTCTTTCTTTGGCTTCTGCTTACAGGAGATGCATAGTTCGTCTTTGTCTCGCTCTCTGATGTATTTGTTGAATACCATTTGAGCTGCCTTTACAATGTCTTGTACGGTCTCTAAATCGGCTTTCATTCGTATTTTAGTCTGCTTCCATTGCTTCTCTTTGGCTTCAGCTACAAAAGCACGGACACATTCGTCTTTAAGGCAGTATTTATGATTGAACCGGATAGGCTCAAACTTCTCCTTGCAATTCTTGCATCTCATCTTGTTCGTCTTTTAGTTCATAATTATCACCATCTTCACAACCATCGCACATATAATCTATACAATTAGCACAAGTAAAAAATCCGTATTTACAATTCATAATCAAAAATTGAAGTTTGATTTGTATTTGATTTCTTAACTATATTCAATGCGGTTTCAAGTATGGTTTTGCCTGCTTCATAGTCTACCAGGTTACGAGCCATTTTAACAACGCTTTGTTCGCCTTTATACTGTTTAAAATCGTAATCGTGAAACTCACACAATCCTTTTAATTCGTTTTTAGCTGCGCTTATTGCAAATCTTCTATCTTGTAAATCATTAGGTAAAACAAAATTAGTCCAATACAAATGACGTCCTCTTTTTTGAGCAGGAATTAACGGCTCGTAATATGGGATAACATTTTCAACCACAAACTTGCCTGTCTTAAAATAGTGCTGCAAGAATAGGATTTCTTCATATAGTTTTAAATCCGGATAAATTGCATCTACTGAAGTATCGTAGTTTGAACTATTCCAATACCTGGCTCGGCTATGGCTTGGACAAGGAGGAGAACTCCAAATAATATCAAACTCTTTAAAGTGGTCTAACAAGTATTGGTGTGCATCTGCGACTATAACAATATCGTTTGGAAATCTTTCTTGATAAAGTCTTGCAGCTTCCTGGTCAAGCTCTACGGCAGTAACTTCTATTTCTATGCCTGCTTCTTTAGCGACATCATCCCACTTGTATCGGTTACCACCTAAACAAGCATATAGATTTAAAATCTTCATAGCGTGTTTTTTTAGTCTAATTCAATTACTTCTTCAATCCATTGGCGAAACAAAATCTGCAACTGAATCTGCTCGTCAAATATCTTACCTGCGTTCTCTCCGTCTATTCGTAGGATGTCTCTATCCACCTTCTGAATTTCCTCTGCAAGCATATTTGCTTTGCGTTTGAGTCCTTGTTTAAACACGTACTGGTCGTTTAAATCCTCAATGAAGTCTGCCAACACAGGAAGGCAAATAGTTAATGCTACTAATTTTTTTTCGATTTTCATTTTTTTACTTTTATAAATTTAACTTTTGTATTTTTAAATAATTTTTCTTTTTGTTTTTGAGCGTATTGTTCCCAATATTCCTTGCACAAAGTAACTTTAAATGTCATAGGTTTTAAATCTTTAAAGTCTGCAACGTTAAAAGTTTGGTCTCCTATTGTTATGCTTTCTATACCTCCTATTTCTTTCATAGTTCAACATCTTTGTATTTGATTTCTTCTTGTAATTCTTGGTAGGCTACTCGCAGTTGAGCGTTCCTTCTTGCCAGTTGGTTAAGCTCTCGGTTTAGAGATGTTATTTCGTCTTCAAGTAGGTTAATCACCTGAATAGTCTCAAGCAAATACTCCTCGCTTTCCTTGCCTCCGTTGATGTAGTCTTTGGCTTCAGGCTTGTCTTTTTCAAGTTTCTCTCTTACGTTTTTGATTCGTTCTTTGACAGTCCAAACGGTTGTCTTTGCCCATAGTATTTTAAGTGATAAGTCCATTTTAAAAAGGGTTTTGGTTTGCTAATCTACGGAGTTTATCCGATGTACTTTCTATTTGTCCGTCTTTTGGTATGACCATCTGCTTTTCGTTTGGTCTAAATGGCGCTAAAGGGTCTACTCCATTTATTTGGAATCCGATACCTGAATTGAAATCACATATCACAGGAAAATCCATCTCCGTATGTTTACCACCAGTCTCCATATCCTTGACCTTTTCTACTTGAATCCAAGTTTTGTACTTATGTTCGGGATGTTTAATCAATCGGTGAATGACTAACATATCATCGCATCGGTTAGTAAAGCTCTTACCGCCTTCAATATGGTCTTTTAAAGGTGCTTTTAAATGCCCTTTTAACTCTCCTTCTGCATACAAGTTACCTCCTCTTCCTGATTCGGAATTAGGATGCGTGTTTATGTAGATTGTCATTCCGTTTTGATTCACAAACTGACGTGCCTTATTCATAAACTCGTAGTTACCTGCAAACGACATCTCACGGTCTAAACCTGTAAATGGGTCTATAAGACCTACATTAGCACCGCTCTTCTTAAATAACTCAAGTATCTCATCGGGTTTGTAGAGTTTTGAGTTGTCTATGAACGTAAAGAACTGCTCCAAGTACGCAAGGTCTCCGCTGATTTGTGAGTGACTCAATTTACTGAAGTGCTGACCACGGTACATCTGAATCATATCTCTAAGAATTTGACCTTTTTGGTTTTCACCTGACCAAATGCAGAACGTGAGATTGTGTTTAAGTGCCAGTGTAAGGAAGTACCAGTTTATCCAATACGTCTTTCCAACGTTGTCGTGTCCAAGTATAATGTTTAGTTGCTTTGGCTTGAATCTTAAATGCTCATCTAAGAAGCAGTCAAGTCCAAGACCTTGCTTTATCTTACCATCTCTTACATCAAGTAGGTACTGAAGTGAGTCTCCTTGTTTTAGTATCATTTGATTCCGTTTAATGCGTTCAACAATGTGTCGTTTTCTTTCTCCAACCAAGTGTGATTAAATCCTTTCCACGAACGCTCTACGCATTTACGCAAGATTTTGTTTCGGTCACCTCCGTGTTTTTTTACCTGAGTCATAAAATCATCAAATGCAGTCTGAGTGTTTACGGCTTTCTTTTGCTTACGAACTTCCATCCATTCACGAGATAACTTTTCATCAAAACCATTGTCAAGAAGCGAAGCTAAAAAACTATATTTAGTATTTCTTTCTTTATTATCATTCTTGTTAGTGGTCGTTTGCTGGTCGCTCGTTGGTCGCTCGTTGGTCAATTCGTTGGTCTCTACTTGGTATTTAGAGTAGTTAACTATCTCAATTATAGTGCCTTGAGAGCTTGTTTTGATGGTCAATTCGTTGGTCGTTTTTAGCTTGTATAATGCAGTCCTTATTTGACGTACACTTAATCCTGTAGCAATTGCCAATATGTCTCTGCTTGTTACAATGCTTCCTGCTTTCAGTTCAATCCCTCTATACTTTTTATCTTTGTGATTTGCCGTTAAAAGCAGATGTATAAAAACACGAAAAGTATTGTGGTCAGTATACCACTCCCAATCAACAATCTGCCTATGAAGTTTTATCCAGCCACTCATAATTAAAAGACCGTTTTAAAATCGTAGTACAATGTAAATCTTCCGCTCTTATCAATTTTAGCTTGTGAAAATGTAAACACACCACAACGGATTACAATTTCACCCATAAAATGTGCATCGTCTTGTACTCTTTGTTCAAATTCAGCTAAATCTTTGAATGTTAATCCGCTTTCAAAACATTCTTTTAAATTGTAAATTACTACTCTTTTCATTTTTTTTGAGTTATGTAAATAAAAAAACCCTCTAGTTTCATTGCGGCTGGACGTGCAAATCGACTAAAGGGTAAATAATTTCTTTTGAGTTTATGGTGTCCAGCCAACTCGTCTACAAATATAACGTTTATTCACTTACAAAAGTTGCATCAGGTAATTTATTTTTTATGTACTCTCCTACTTTTTCCCAATTTTCTTTACTGGGCTTTGGTGCTTCATCGTATTTACCGAGCTTGACGTGTCTTTGAATTCGTTTAAATTGAGCAAATGTTCTTGCGTTGGTTACGTCTTTTTTTAAGTCCGGTACTTCAATCGTGTAATAACTCTCCTGCTTGCCGTCTAAGAACTCTTTGAGATTATTTGTACAGATAGTGTAGTCAGCGTATCGCTTGAGGTCTTCGTGTTGACGTAGTCCGTGTAATACGGTAGCGTAATGCTTGCCTCCAAACATCGCTCCGATGTCTTCTAAAGTAAAGTGCAAGGCTCTAAGTTCATTGTACAGGTAGTAACGTTTGTAAACTATGCCACGGCTTCTACCCTTGTTTGCAAGTCCGTGTTCTTTTATCAGTTGTTCGATTAATTGTAGCCTGTTCATTTTCCAAATTCTAAGGGTGTGACAATAAATTTGCCGTCGTTGTATCTACCTGATTCAAGTAAATCCATCTTCTTCCAATAGGCTAAAGATTGTGAAGTTAAAATCCACTCTTGGACTACTGCGAGTCCGACTTGGTATGTTAGTTTGTATCTCATAACTCTGAATATTTTATTTCGCAAATGCGGTTGTATAAATCGTAATTAAAATTAGTCCAAAAATGCTCCATTTGTTGGCGGTTAAATAAACCAACTATCTTCGTCGAATGGGTCGAAGTGATAGCACTGGTATGCGAACTCGTGGAAGTGGTCTGATGCTCCGTGAGTAAGTTCTGCGAATACATTTTCTGCCTCTGCGATGGTAAGCTCTTTGCTCCATTCTGCTGATTCGATTGTCCAAGATTCATTTTCGTCAATGGGATTAAAGTGATACATTATGTCTATTGTAGCAACGTGTTCATCGTCGTAACGAGAGTAAACATCTGCCGTTAAGATTCTTGAGTAAGCGTCATTGCTTTGCTCTGAAAACCAATATTTATTTTCCGTATTTGTCATTGTAAACGTGGTTTGAGTATTTATTAAAAGATGCAGGAAGCTCGTAGCTTTGCTTTTTGTACGTTTGGTGATTCCGTGTTTTGGCATCTAATACAGGATAGCTATTTGTTGAAGCAAGCCAGTACAAAAAGACGAGTCCTAAAATCATTATAATGCCACCGCCTAACGTATCACGTTGGTCTTGGTCTAAGTTTTTAATTGTTTTCATTTTCTTCGATTGTATCAAGTAAATTAACTAATGCACCCCATTGCGCTTGGGTGTGTAGCGTTCCACGGTCATTTGCTCCGAATGCTTGTCGCATATCAAGCAGCTCTGCGTATAGCTCAGCCTCTTGGCTGCGGATTAGGTCTAAAATTTCTTCTTTTGTCATAGCGTTTGTGAATTAATTATATGCAAATATAGATACTATTCGTAACCTACCAAACTTTTTAACATATTTTTTTAACATTTTTTTAGATTCCTTGATTTTACAAGGCTTTCAGACGCAAAGTTTTTTTCACAATTATACCTGAAAGGGTACTCAAGTAAACACATCCGTGCTTTTTATACCCGATATGATACAAAAAAAGCCCCCGATTAAGGAGGCTCTTACGCTATGGAGTAGTGGTTAGGTCAGCAAATATACTAAAAAATGTGTGTAAGCCGTGCGACTTGTCCAAATTCTTTGTGGTGTATAAAGCCTTCGACTGCTTTTGGAACACCTGTGTAGCCGTTACGGTGATGCCAGGAATCCGTGCCGGAAGGTGAGCGTAATGATTCTACCGTGACACCGATATAGTCCTTTGACGTTTTGTGGTGAACGTGATGCGTGTAAACGTACCTGTGTTTGGTTTGACTCCACTCAATAGGAAACTCGGTAGCCATCAATAAAGGGAGGTCTCCGTGTTTCGCTCCATCTCCGTGAGTCGTGCCGATAAGGTTCTTTCCGTATTGGAAGCCTTTTCTATGTGCAATAGAGCAGTCAAAAGAAATGTTCGAGCAGTCTTTAAACCAAGTCTGAATAACGTCAGCAAGAAAGAAGCCGTGTGTATAATCGTGATTAGAGGGATTGAAAGTAAAATGTACGTCAGCCACGCTGATAAGTTGTTCAAGAATTTCGACATAGAGTTTTTTTGCAATTAGAAAATTAGTGTACCACATTCCGTCCGTGTCTTGTGGTGTTCCTGAAGTTGTAGTCCGTTTTGGAGTATCAATGTGCAGAATGTCGTTGCCGCCTATAAAAAGAATCCTATCAATCTGAAATCCGCTTGCTTTATCTAAAATGCCTTGCACACCTTCTAAGACTCTTTGTACTGCTATTTGGTTGTTATATGTCTCACCTACTTCAAAAGCGTCGCAGAGCTTACCTATGTGGATGTCAGCAGGGTCTATGACTAATAAGTGTCCGTCAGTTGATGGATTCCGTGTTATTGTAGGATAAGACGGACAATAGTCATTCAGCTCATCTAATATACTGGCACGAATCTGCTCGTAATTCTGCTCCTCTGATTCCTTAAAGTTCGGATTCTTAAAGAACAATGATGCGTTTTTAGACTTGAGCCATCCGTGTTTTACGTCTTCATCATTTAAGCCTAACTGATTGGACTCTTTTTTTATCGCTCTAAACTGATTGACTACATCAGCCTCTTCAGGAGATAAGCGATAGCGGTATTGTTTCTTCATAAAGGATTTTTAAAGTTTTTCAGCAGCCAATTTGTTACCATTCCTACCGCAAAGCCTAAAACTAAGAGTAAAATATTAGGTTTTGTATTCTTATTCTTCTCCGTTTTCCATTTGACTACCTCAACTTTTTCAATCATTCGCAAGGTATCTCGCTTTAGTTTGTATTCGATGCGGGTTTGTTGCCTCGTTAAAGGCACTTTTAAGACCTTGTGTTGGATTATTGTATCTTTCTGAACAATTACCTTCTCCCAATAAATTGAGTCTCTTAGAACGTACGGAATTGAGTCTATCGTAGAAATGCGGATTGTATCAGCGGACTCCCCCACGCTAAATCCTTTCTTCATTGCTCTGCGGATGTGATAGTTAGCCGAGCAGCCTGTCGCAAAAATCGCCAATATTAGCGACAAAATCAGGGTATAGCTTGAAAGTTTTTTCATATTTTAAGGTTTTAGGCTGATATTTCGAAGTGCATAAAATCGTAGTTCTTCTCTCTACCGAGTGAAATGAATCCGTGTTTGTAGAAGATGTCAATCATCTGCTTGTATTCAGGTCTTGCGAAGCGTGCAGTCTTGCTGGTTTCTTTCAAGGTGTTGCGTGCAGGGTCTAAATCAATAGCAATACCCCAAGCGTGCTTACTCCAAGAGCTGCCGCCTCGCATTTTGCGGAAGTTAAAACATCCTCCGTAAAGGTCTATCCCAAGCTCAACAATACGTTCGTAGCCATACACGGATAAAAGTTCGTTAAACACGCTTAAAAAGGCATCTGCTACGTCCTTGTGGCAGCGCATCTTTGTGACTTTGGTTTTAGTATCCCAAGCAATGCGCATCGGGTAGGGTAGATTGATGGTTTTTAGATACGTACCTTGCTCGTTAGGTTGTCCGTATTTTTGTAAGGCCTGTGCAGTTGTTAGCATAAATTAAGCGTTTTTCTCCTCAATTAAGTAAATAACCCCGCCAACGTATCAGCGGGGGATTCTCAGTCAAAACTGAGTGGGGTACGGTTCAATCGGTTTACTCAACCAATAACTTGCACCGATAGTGTAACACACCCGACTTTAGCTTGGTGTTGTGTGTAAGCGATAATACACTTAGCCTTACACAGCTTAATGGAATCAGTCAGCTGCCCTGTCCATCGTACTCTCGATAGTGCGCATCGTTGAGAGGCTTCGAGGTTCAATTATTTTAATTCTTCGACTTGCTCTTTGCTACGTTTAACAAAGGCGATAAACTTATCCCAAACATTGATACCAGTAACGGAGAAGTAACTTTCGTTAATGCTCTTGATTTCCGTGAAAACGCAGAAGGCAGTAAATGCTTTTGTGAGCAGAAGGTCTACCGAAATGAAGTAGGCTAATAAATCAGCAAGGATAAACTTTTCAAGCAGAAAGATAAATACTATCGCTCCGCTATACAAAAGGCTTTTAGAAATCGTGTTAGATAGCCTGCGGGAGCGTATTGATGCCCATCCGTTTTTCTTTACGCTGCGCCATACTCCGAATCCCATATCTAAAATGATAGTAGCAACTGCCATTAGAACCATAGGCTTTACAGGTGCGAGTACGGCAAAGAGCGAAAACACGAATAATAAGGATTTAGATTTCATAACCTGCAAATGTATGTTTAGGGTTTCTTGGTGTCACAAGGTTACTGCCAAAGTCGTAGGTCTCGACGCTCATAACGTCGTAGTGGTAGCCGTCAGCGTTCGTGTTTTCGTCAATTGCAATGACTCCGATTTCAACAACGGCTTGGACTCCGATGCCGTAGCCTTCAGCGGTTAGTATTCCTTTGCTTTCAAGGTCAGCTATTGCAGCTTCCTTGTTTGGATAAGTGAGTTTTGATATGTTCATTGTTACGTTGTTAAGGCGATGCATTGAGTGTCCGTTTTAGCAGTAGGAAAGAGCGCCATTGAGTTGAATTGTATGGCTCGGTTTTGCCCTTCGCCAATTAAGTTCTGCATACTTGTGGAAGTAAATGAAGTAGCAGCCACAACCTTAACTCCATTAACAAAAACGTCAGCCGTTGTGCCGTTCCATTTGATAGCAATTTTTGACGCGTCGGTTGTTAACGTGTATAAAGTTG